GTGTATGCGAAGGTGGCACTCGCTGTTGATCACAGTTCCCGCCAAAGGTTGCGCCGCTTCCCCTACAATGGTGTGGGCCAGCGAGTTCCCGCTCCTGACCCGTGACCAACCTGCGACTACAGGCTGATGGCCAAGAGCTTAGTGGATCGACTCAGCGCCGAGGACTACGCGCTGATCAAAGAGAGGGTTTACTACGATCCGTCTTCACCTACCGGCTTACGCTGGCGCCAGGTTTTTCGATTGATCCCCGGCAAACCAGCACCAAAAGATGGTGTTGCCGGCTGTAGCCGCACTCTCTTTATTGAGTCAAGGACTTATCCATGCGCAGCAGTTGTGCTGTTGCTCAATAACATTTGGCCTAATGACGGTCAAACCACTACAACACGCAAAGACCCATCAGGCTCATGGGGGCGACGTAGCCAATCTTGAATGGGTAACTCGTAGTGAGGCTCACGTGCGCACTCAGAACGCAAGCCGATCTGCTCTTGTGCGCAGCGTCTTAGGCGATTCGCTGCCAGACCTTGACGATCGCCACAGGCTGGCTAAGCCATGCAAGAAAGGCCACCACTGGAACGGCCACCCTCTGGGGCTTTACGTAAAGCATGGTGATGGCTGGCGGTGCAAGCAGTGCCAAATTGAAAAACACCAGAATCCGATTGAAAAGCAAAAAAAGAAACAGACCCGCGACGCTTGGTATTTGAGTAACCTTGAAAGTCAAAGGGCCAAGGCGCGAGAAAGAATGGCAAAATTGCGGCAAAATTCTGAATACAAAGCCATTTCAAACGAGCGCACCAAACAGTGCGTGATCCGTCAAAGGCAAGCGGTTGGCAGGGTCTCAAGAACAGGGCTACTGTTCCCGCCCAACCTTCTCGGCCACCGACTGCAATCCTGCGACCTCCAAGCCTTTGCCGATGCTGGCTGGGACCTGGCGGCAATGGTCCCAACGACAGTTTCCGAGTCGCGCAAGCTCTGGCTCCACCTGAAAAACACCCAGCCCGCACCAACCGTTGCCGAGCTGGTGGAGAGGCAATCGCAGGATATTTTCAACGCAGAAAAAGCCGAGTTTCTCGAAAACGGCGGCACAGAAGAAGAGTGGAAAAAAGAGTATCAGAGACGCAAGCACCACATCAAAATGGCAACCGACCCGGATTACGTTGCCTACATGCGGCAAAAGTCCAAGCGCCGCAAGGCACAAATGCGTGACAGCGTGGCGATTCAAGTCAAGGGCCGAGAGATCCGCGCCAGGTTTGCAGAGTTCGGCCACCGTTGCGCATACTGCGGCGCCGATGGCGACCTGCACATTGAGCACGTCGTGCCGATCAGCAAGGGTGGGCCGCATTCAATCGGCAACATCATCCCTGCGTGCGAATCCTGCAACTACAGCAAGCGCGACAGCGAGGTTGAGAGCTGGTACCGCTCCCAGCCGTTCTTCAGCGAGCTGCGCTGGCGGAAAATCTGCAGGGTGCTGGGCTGGCAGCGCTCCAGTGTCGGGCAGCTGGCGCTGCTGTAGCCCGCAACCCTGGCTTACGCTGGTTGCATGACGGTTGCAACCAGCCAAGAACTCAGCGCTGAGAAGGGTGCTGAGTTGATCCACCGCGAAACCGGCCGCAGCTGCTCAAGGCAGAACCTGGAGAAGCTGTGCCGGAAAGGGGCGCTGAAGGAAAGCCCCTGCGTGCTGAGCGCCTACCCATTGCGCGTGGATGCGGGCCTGCTGGTGGCCGAGTACCTGGCCAAGGTGGCCCCGTACCAAGCCGAAGCGCAGCAGCCTGCGGCCAAGGTCAAAACCGCCACCCCCAGCTCAGCGCCGCGCACACTCAGCCACCCGCCCAATGATCCTGACGCTGGCGACCCTGGCGAGGTTCCCAACTACAACGAAGAACGCGCCTGGCACGAACGCGAGAAACGCCTGATCGCCGAACTCGACCGCCGCCAAAAAGCCGGCGAGCTGGTCTACAAGGCCGACGTGGAGCAGGCGCAGATGGCCATCGCCCTGACCCTGAAGAACCAGCTGGAGGCGCTGCCCAAGCAGATCAAGCAGCAGCTGCCGCACCTGTCAATCAGCGACGAGGAAATGATCGAGCGACTGGTGGCCAAGGTGCTCACCGCCGTGGCGGACTGGCGCATGGATCAGGAGGAAGAGGAATGATCACTCGCGACGTACCAGCCCTGGCGGGAGGGATCGCGGAGTGTTTCCGCCCCAGGCCGGTGCTCAGCGGTGTGGAGTATGCCGACACCTACGGCCACGTGACGGGCAACGCGGCCAGCAAGGGCCCATGGATCACCCGGCCCTATCAGGCCTACTGGTTCTACGCCTTCGCCTCGCGGCGGGTGCCGATCTTCGTGTGCATGAAGTCCGCCCGTGTCGGCTGGTCGGAGTCGGTGAAGATCGGCGCGGTGCAGTACTACGCCCACTGGAAACCATCGAAGGTGATGGTGGTGCAGCCGATCGAAAAGGACGCGGAGGAGTACAGCAAGGAAGACATCAGCGACCTGTTCGCTGACACGCCTTGCCTGGGTGGGTTGCTGTCGGAGTCGAAATCCCGCGGCACGGCGACCAACACCATCCTGCTGAAGAAGCTCACGAATGGCGCACTGATCGACATCGTGAACGCCAAGAGCGGCAAGTCATTCCGGCGCAAGGAACGGCCGGTGGTGATCTTTGAGGAACCGTCTGCCTACGACCGAATCAACGAGGGCTGCCAGATCAAGCTGGGCATCCGCCGTACAGAGACCTCCTGGAATCCGAAGGTGATCATCGGCGGCACGCCGATCTTCCCAAACGACAAGACCCATCAGTGGTTCCTGCGTGGTGATCAGCAGTACCGCCATCTGCCGTGTCCGCACTGCAACCACTACCAGCCGCTGCGGTGGGAGGCGATGGCAAAGGAGGGCCCCGACGCCGGCACCTTCGAGTGCGAGAACTGCAAGGAGCCGATCCGCTACACCTCCCTGCGGGAGATGGACGCCCACGGCGGCTGGGCCTGCCCACTGGGCCTGGACCGCTCACAGCAAGCGCTGACGGCCGAGGGTGAGCCGGCAGTTGAGAGCCAGTACATCTGGGCGGCGTACAGCTACCACGCCGGGGCGGTGTGGTCGAAGCTGATCAGTGAGTACCAGGAAGCACTGGAGGCAATGCGCCGGGGTGATACCGACCCGATGCAGACCTACCACAACACCGTGCTGGGGATCCCCTGGGAAGACAGCATCGCCGGCAAGCTCACTTGCGACGGCCTGGCGGAGCGGCGCAAGAACATCGAGGGCGGCAACGGCTACCCGGCCGGGACCGTGCCCAATGGCGTGCTGCTGATCACCGCCGGGGTGGACGTGCAGGGCGGCGGCGGCTCAGTGGGTGAGCGGGTGGTGGTGACGGTGTGGGGCTGGGGCCGTGGCGAGGAAGGCTGGCACCTGGGCCACTGGGAGATTGACGGCGACCCGCAGCAGAAGGAAACGCTGGAGCAGCTGGAGCGGATCGCCGCGACGAAGTGGCGCAGGGAGGATGGCGCTGAGGTGCCCCTGGCGATGGGTGCCATCGACGAAGGCGGCCACTCGACACAGGAGATCAGGGACTGGTGCCGAAAGCAGGGCGGCCTGTGGGTGCCGGTGCGTGGTGATGGCGCCAAAGGCAAGCCGCTGGTGGGCCGCGGCACGCCGGTGGACATCAATCGCAAGAATCAGCCGGTGCAGAAAAAAGGCCTGCTGCTGTATCGGGTGGGCTACGAAACGAGCGTCTCGCACCTGCAGGGCCGGTTGCGGAACGAGATCCCTGGGCCTGGGTATCTGCACCTGGGCGAGGCCTCGACCGATCAGTTCTTGGCCGAGCTGTTCCCGTGGAAGCGCATGCCGAAGAAGGGCAGCCGCGGCCGGGAATACCACTGGGACTGCCCGACCGGAATGCGGGATGAGGCGGGTGACTGCACCCGGTACGCCTACGCCGCCCTCCAGCTAGTAAGCCGCCGCTACAACCGTCAAACCATGTGGGACCAGCTGGCGGCACAACTGGCAACTGGCAAAGCTGAAACAGCAGCAGTTCAGCGCAGAAAGGGTAATTGGCTTAGTCGTTAGACTGCGGGCATGAGCCAGCCTCGATACACAAGCGCGCAGCTTGCTGATTTGCGATCAGCAATGGCGGAGGGTGCGCGAGAGATTCGTGCCAATGGTCGGGTGGTGATTTTCCGTGATTTGGATGAGATGCTGGAGTTAGAGCGAAGGATGAGCGCAGAGCTGGAGGGCACAACGCGTAAGCCTGCTCGCATGTATGGCGCCTTTGGGAGAGCGTGATGGGAAAAAAGATTGAGCAGCAGCTTAGGGAGGCGTTAGCAGAATCGCAGCGGCGTTTAGCGGTAGAGCATCTACGTGCGTTTGAGGCAGCCAAGGTAAGCCGGCGCACTGATAATTGGATTGCTACTGGTCGCGGGCCCAACGCAGATTTAAGGGGCAGCCTGCAGCGGATCGTGAACCGCCACCAGGATCTGGTTGATTCAGACCCGTGGGCGTCTAAGGCGGTAAGTGTTGTGGTTGCGAACTGGGTCGGTGATGGGATTATCGGCAAGCCTATTGGTAGCACAAAAAAGTATGGAGATGGATGGCGTGAGTGGAGCGAGTCAACATTATGCGACTGGGATGAGCTGGGGAATCTATACGCAAAGCAGGCGCTGATAGCGCGAACTGCAGCGGTACGCGGTAGCTGCCTAGTGCGCAGAAGGTACGATCAATCAATGTTAGAGCAAGGGCTGGTACCGCTAAAGCTGCAGATACTAGAGCCAGATTACCTAGATATTAGCAAGGATAATGGCAGTAATATAAGGTTTGGCAAGCAATACGCGGACGACGGCAGGCTGGAGGGGTACTGGCTGCGACGTGTTCATCCTGGG